GGCAACCGTGCCAGACACATTAGTTGCAGTACCACTCAACGTGGCTGTAATTGTTCCCGCACTAAAGTTACCCGATGCGTCACGAGCTACAACTTTAGAAGCTGTATTAGCGGAGGTGGCATCCACCGTCCATGTTTGTGCTGCTGAACCGTTGTAGGCGGTGCCGGTTAAATATGTACCGGCGGTAAGGCTGTTTAAATTAGAACCTAAAGCCACACCAGAAATTGTTCCTGACACCCATGTAAACGCAGAACCGTTGTAGTTCAATACGTAGTTAGTGCCGGACGCCGCCGTAGTAAACGCTGTTGTGCCCGCTGCCGTTTGATACGGAATCTGGTTGGCTGCACCACCAGCCAAGTTAGTTGCGGTTGTTGCGCTTGTAGATGACCCGCTTAGCGTAGCTGTAATCGTACCGGCAGAGAAGTTGCCAGAACCGTCCCGCGCCACAACCTTGGAAGCAGTGTTTGCCGAAGTCGCGTCAACGGTTGCTGTTACAGCAGCAGAGCCGTTAAAACTTGTGCCCGTCAGGTATGTACCCAACGTCAGCGCATTCGCCACAGACCCAGCCGATCCAGAGATATTGCCCGTTACAGCAGAACCATTGATGGCAATGTTGGTGTTGGTTACAGAAGTAACTTGACCCTGTGCATTGGTAACAAACACAGGAACCGCAGAAGCCGAGCCGTATGTGCCAGCAGTGCCTGTATTGGCAATGTTGAATGTGTAAGTTGGTGACTCACTAAGTCCTGTGCCAGCCGTGTATCAAAGTCTGTAGCGCGAGTTAGGATGTATGGCGTTCCAGCAGCGCCAACTTGCGTAACCGTGTATACACCGTTGTTTGCTTGCGTAACTTCGTTCTTGACTAAGATGCGGTTGCTAACAACAGTAAGCGTTGAGTCAACAGACAGAGCGCCATTAGCGTTGGCTGTAAGCGTTGCCCCTACCCCAGATGTTCCGTTGTTGTACGTGTTTGCTGGCAGGGCTGCGGTAGTTGCCAAGTCCACCGCCTCATGGAAATGGATGCCAGAAGCAATAGCGTCAGCGTACTGCTTATTAACAATGTCAGTATTGTTAGTTGGAGTCGTAGAAATCGTACCGGACGTAAGATTTGCAGTTGTAATGTTGGCAGTGGTAGCGTTGATTGTGTTGAACTCATACTGCACCAAAACGTTGCCTGCGCTGTCAAGCCAAACCGCCCGTTCAGATGGATAAGTTACAAAAACATCTTTAGAATTGGCCGCAAAACTAACAAGCGACCCGCTATTACTTGAAGACAACACAGTTGTACGAGACAGCGTAGTCCCAGAAGATGTGTATGTACCAATACCCACTTCCCACGCGCCCGCAACGGGGTCAACAATGGCGTAATAAGTACTGTATTGCCTATATTTTGCCAGTTTGGGTTCTGGTTGTCATCAATAGAACCCCAAACAAGTACGTCACCAATCAAAACATAAATTTGCACCCCAACAGGGTATACGTTAATTGTGGCGGTAGCACTTAAAGAATCTGCTGCTGCTGCGGCTTCAGCAACCGTACCAATAAACGCGACTTGCGCTGTTTGGGTATCCGTGCCGGTAGCCCCTTCACTAATGACGGCACCAAAAACTATAGTGGCACTAGACGCATCTAAAGCTGTGGCCAATTCCGAGATGGCCGCTAAAACACTAGCACTTACACTAAAGGACGCAGTTCCTGTCGCACTTTCCGATAGGGCGGCAAAAACACTTGCAAGCGCCGTTTGAGTATTTGCTGCCGTTGCAATTTCGGCTATCTGTGCCAATACATCAGTACGCGCTACTTGTGTAGACGTGGCAGTAACTGTTTCACTGTTTGTAGCCAGTAATGTAACCGCTAATGTATCGCCGTTGTCTACAGTTTTGTCACCACCAGTAAAGTCACCAGCAGAAAACAAAACACCAGATGTACCAGAAGCTGCGTTTGTTAACAACGCGCCAGCTACCACAGTACCGTTAACCAACATGGAAAACGACGATGGTGCTGCAGAGTTTGAAATTACTGAAGGATCAGCAGTTGTGGCTGTACCAAATGTAACCGCCTTACGGTTGCCCGTGTATGCTGTACCGGGAACCAACTCAGTCCAGCCTGCGTGAACAGCCAAAGTATTACCGGCGGCGTATGTAGTGCCTGAACCGGGGCCTTGCACTAAGCCTAAGTACCAAGCAGCGGTGTAGCCTGAGCCTTGGAAATATTTGGCATTCATGTCCTGTAGACCTTCGTTTACCACTAAGTTGTGGAACGTGTCAGACCACTTGAACTGACCATCAGAGCCGTGGCAAGTGACTGTAAAAACACCGCCTGCACCCACACGCTCTGTGCCGTTGGGACGCGCAACCAATGCTGCAGATACTACGTCTTGTGCTTTTGAAATTTCTGTGCTCATTTTTAGTCCTTACGAGATACGCACGATGGCGCTGTTTGCATCGGGGGTTGGGAAAATAATTTGGAACGTGTCGTTGGTTACAGTCTTGTCTGCACCAAAGTCCAACACAGCTACAGATGGGTCACCTGCAACAGAGTCGTTATAGATCAGTGCCCCACGCGCAGTAAACGATGCGTTTGTCCAAGTTGAGTTGTTAAACGAAATAAACGCTGTTGGAACACTAGCAGAGTTGTTACCGGATGTTGGCGATGTAGAAATCACCAAAGTATTACCGCCCGCCGTGTAGCCAGTACCTGACACTTCCCCAGTCATACCTACTGTATACGCCGTGGTATCAGCACTGAGATTGGCTGCGCCTGTAAACAACGCAACTTTAAACGTGTTGGGTGATGTTGGGCCAAAGTTATGTACTGCTTGAAGCAGTTGCACTTTAAAACTTGTTGTGGCCGTTTGAAGAATACTCATGATACCGCCGTTCTTACTTGACCGTCGCGATAAGCATCCATGCGTTGCTTACCATCAGCCAGATTTTTATACAGAGCAATTGCTTGAACATAGCGATCTTGCGCTAATTTAACCATTTCCGCATCGCCCTTCATGTAGGTGTACGCTTCGCAGATAGTCCCATACAAAAGCACAGAATCAAAGTTATCACCAAGCCAAGATGTGTTAGCGGTAACAATAGACTCAGGGTAGTAGTAATAGTGAAGTTCGGCCATATACGCAGAATCAGGCGTGGGGCCAACAATAAACGCCAACTCGTTTATATCGTTAGATTGCGGTCCAAAGATTGCATAGTGTTTGGGCTTACCTGTAGTTGTTGGATTTGGATATGCTTCACGCATGAAGTTCACATCTTTGTTCAGCAAATACAGGTAATCACCGGTACCAGATGCTGGGTATATGGCTAAGCTATATACCGACAAAAAATCAGATGGGCACCCCAAATATTTATTGCCAGAACTCAAAGAGCCTGTCACGTTCTTTCTTAAATTAGCAGGTTGCGCCGTGTTATAGATGCGCTGCTCCGCCTGACGAATGAACGTATTCATATTGTCAGTTGGGAAAGAATTCTCGCAGTAGTCGCTTACCTGCGTGACAAGCTGGGTGTAGTTCATGCCATCGGGCCTCTTGACATTACGCCTTTAGTCGCTGCACCTGCGCCGCGCATCTTAATGCCAGAAGTTTTAGCTGCTGGTTGTGCGCGACGATAAACATTACCCACAGCCATATTAACTGTGCCAGCATCGCTGTGATCTGGGCCACTGCCGGGGTTGGTAGAAGCTGTAACTACTTTGCCCGTCATAGTATGCGGTGTGGCGTAGACTTTGGCATCGCCAACTTCTTTACCCATCATCTTTTTGCTAAATGTAGCCATGATTAGCCTCGCTTCTGTGCGGCAATTTTTGCCAAGTTACGACCCATGGACAACATATCGGCATTGGTTTTACCCTTACCTTTACCCTTGCCGCCCATGACTTCTTTTTGAGTAGGGCCACTATTGCCCAAGTTTTTGCCCTCGGTCTTGCCTTTTTTAGCGATGCCATCGGCTGATCGTGTGTATGCCATATTAAGCTCCTATTTGTATCGTTACTGTACCAATTTGTACACCTAATGCCAAGTAGTTTGGCGTTAGTAAATTATCAAAAAACCTAGACCCACCAACCGGGTTCCAGCCCCATTGAATGTCCCGCGATCCACCTGCGGTGTACCCATTAACGTTAACACCGGAAGTTACATACGTTGTGTCTTTGCGAGGATTACGCAAAGCCTGTGGGTCATCCACAGGAAACGTACCCAACATCAACTGCGGCTGGTCAGGGTCCCAGCACTCAGAGCAAACCAGCAACTGATACTTTCTCTGTTTAATAACTTCGGTTTTAAGCTTTTTGAGCAAGTATTGCTGGCCACAGCGGTCACACATAGCAATCGCTTTTTTGCCGGATGCGAACCTATTTCCCATTATGTGCTACCAATAAACATTTGACGGGGGACAAGCCTGATAGCCGCCTTCTCTCGGTCTTCACCAGCAGCAATCTCAAACGCCTCGTTGTACATCATCTTGAGCATTTCGACACGAGGCATCAATTCAGGGACCTTAACCGCAATGTTATACGCCAAGCCCGCTACCAAACAAGGTAGGAAACGGAAATTCATGTCTGCAGTACTGACCCCAGCGCCAGCGTCTTGAACACGTCTGAGTCTCCAGTATACGAACTGGTAGGGCGTTGAGTTGTCAGGAGTAGGCCAGACTGTTACGGCTGGTAGTTGGGGCACAAAGACTGCAGTACCATCAGTTTGTGCCGCCGCAGTTGTATTATTCTGACCACGGAACACGCCGCCTAAGGTATTACCCGTGACATAACCGTAGTAAATGTCTTCTGTGCCAAGACGGATAAAGCCCGCATTTGCTAACCCAACCACCGTACTAAGCGTTATTGTGGTGTCCGTTGACGTAATCGCGCCCACCAAGACCGAATTGGTTGGGTTAGTTTCGCCAGAAAGTCTTTGCACCCAGACTTGAATTGGGCGAGCTTGGCTAAGCTTGTTTGGGATAGTTGCATAAGTAGAGACGCTAATGCGTGTAATGGTTAAGTCCGCTTGCGTAGACGCAGTGTTGGACCCAGTACGAATGACGTGTTCTAGCAAATCAATCGTGTCCGTTGGCAGGGCGTAAGTACTAAGCCCCGGAGTCAGGTTAATGATTCCCTGCTCCATTGTCCACATGTTAATACCCTTAGACTGCCACTCAATAGTCATCAGGTTCATGGAACGACGCGCCGTACGCAAGTCATAACCAGAACGCATTTCACGGCCCGCACGCTCCCACGCTTCCTCGGCGAT